TTTCAGCGGCTATACAGCATCGACCTAACCTGTGAAGAAATCCACTGGTTCCGATTCCGGACGCTGATGCGCGGAATTATTGGCGAAGACTGTATGTTCAGCCGCATCATCGACTGGCGTACCGCAGACCTTTCCGACATGACACCGGAGAAGCGGCATTTTTACGAAGAGCAGAGAGAACGCTTTGCGCTGCCCGCAGAGCTGAGAGGGGGTGCTATGCGTGCGCAGACCGTCGAAGAGCATGACGCTGCATTCCTCGCACGGTTCCGCCGTTGACCGCGCCCCGGTGCCCTGTCCCTACTGCGGCCGGGCGCTGCCTGTATGGGCAGAATCAGCTGCATCCGCCCGCGGTTTGTGGGTAAAATGCAAAAATCCCGCCTGTAAACGGGAAGTAAAGATCAAGTTATAACAGCCTGTGCCCTTGTGCCCGCGCCCTTTTGGAATAAAGAGAGGTGGACACAGTGGCATTCGACTTTTCCATTACTGGCGATACCAGACTCGACACCAGCGGTGTTGAAAAAAGCATCTCCAGTATGACCGTTGCAGCGGGAAACCTGATTTCTGATCTGGTCAAGACTGCGGGCAGTCAGTTATCCGGGCTGGCAACATCTTCGGTCAGCGTCGGCATGAGCTTTAACAAAGCTATGTCCCAGGTAGCCGCCACCATGGGCACCACCGTTGACCAAATCGACGGCCTGACCAAGGTTGCCAAGGAAATGGGCAGCGCTACCAAGTTCAGCGCAACGGAAGCTGCTGAAGCGCTGAATTATCTGGCACTGGCCGGTTATGATGCCGACAAGGCCGCTGAAGTACTGCCCAGCGTGCTGAATCTGGCCGCAGCAGGCGGTATGGCGCTGGGCGAGGCGTCCGATATGGTCACCGACGCCATGGCCGCGCTGAACATCGAAGCAAGTAAGCAGAATGTGGATGAATTCGGCGATAAGCTGGCTATGGCGGCCAGCAAGGCCAACGCCAACGTTGAACAGCTGGGGCAGGCTATCCTGACCGTCGGCGGCACCGCCGCAAACCTCAAGGGCGGCACGACTGAGCTGACCACGGCTCTGGGCCTGCTGGCGAATGTCGGCATCAAGAGCGCGGAGGGCGGCACCCACCTGCGCAACATCATCCTGGCGTTGCAGTCCCCCACCGACGACGCCTCCAAGATGATGCAGAAACTGGGGCTGTCCGTTTACGACGCGCAGGGCAATATGCGTGGGCTGGATGAAATTCTCAGCGACCTGAACACCGCCATGGACGGCATGACCCAGGGCCAGAAGGACAGCATCATCAATCAGCTGTTCAATAAAACCGACCTTGCTGCCGTCAATGGCCTGCTGGCCGCAGATTGACAATGCCGACGGGGCCATGTCGCAAATGGCAGAGACCCAGATCGACAACCTACAGGGCGCTTGGACCATCATGCAGTCCGCCTTTGAGGGCTTGCAACTGGCCGTGTATGAACAACTGGAACCCACCCTGACCGAAGTGGCCAAGTGGGGCGCCGACTGCATCAGCCAGCTCTCCACCGCCTTATCCGAGGGCGGGCCGGAGGCTATGCTGCAGGCAGCTGGCGATATCATTTCCAGTCTGGCCGCGGGTATTGCAGAACAGCTGCCCGAACTGGCATCCACTGGCGTGGAGATCATCACCCAGCTGACCCAGAACATCGTGGATGCTACACCCGCTATGTTGGACACCGCAGGCGAGGTTCTGGGCACTCTGGCGCAGGGCATTATCGATAACCTGCCGGAGCTCGTCGTCTGCGCAGCACGCATCATTTCGGAGCTGGTGAACTACTTCGGTGACCATGCCGACGAGATCATGGACAAAGGCATCCAGATTGTGGAGAGCCTGATTACCGGCATCACCACCAGCCTGCCCATGCTCATCACCGCAGCAGCGGGCCTGATCGCCAAGTTTGCAGCAGCGCTGATCTCTCACCTGCCGGATATCGCCAAATGCGCCGCAGCCATCCTGACCACGCTGGTGGACGGCATCCTCCGCAGCGTTGAGAATTTGGCCGAAGCCGCCCTCGCCTGTATAGCAAAGCTGGTCGGCGTCTGGGACGGCAATATGGACGAGTTCGGTCACATCGGCGAGAACATCGTTCAGGGCATCATCAACGGCATTGCCCGGATGTGGGGCAAGCTCACCTCGTGGGTCTCCGGTCTGATCGCGCAGCTTGTGGGCACCGCCAGCAATGCAGCCGTCAGCGGCATCACTGAGGGCACCTCCACTACCACGACTTCTACCCGGAAGAGCAGCACCGTTACCGATGCTGACCGAGCCCGCCGCCAGAAGCTCCACGATGAGCGCGTGAAGCAGGCGCAGGAGGAAGCAGCTGCTGCCAAGACTTCTGCTGCGGCCATCACCAGCTCCGCCAATGCAGCTGCAGCAGCCGTGGACACGGCGGGCAAAAAGGCCAGCTCCAGCACCAAAACGTCCACTGCTTCCGTGGTAAAGTCTCTCACCGACTCCACCACTACGGTCAAGGATGGTGTCACCCGCACGGTGGAGACCGTGAATGAAACTCTCTCCAACGGCAAAAAGCAGCAGAAGCAGGTCATCACCGAGACTTCCCGCCAACTGGTCAACGGCGTTCTGAAGGACGTCAAGACCATTACCGAGGTCAACGAAAAGGGTCAGAAGACCGTCAAGCAAACCATGGAAACGGTGCGCGAGCTGGCGAACAGCGTAACGGACACCACAACGGAGCTCGTGGACGGTATCACCCGCACGACCCAGACCGTGACCGAGACCCTGACTGACGGCACGAAGTCCACCAAGAGCGTTGTCACCGAGACCAGCCGCCAAATGGTCGAGGGTGTGCTCAAGGACGTTAAAACCATCACCGAGACCGCTGCGGACGGTACGCAGACCGTCAAGCAGACCATGGAGACGGTGCGGGAGACCGCCAAGACCGTCACAGCCACCTTTGATACGCTGGAGAATGGAGTCAAGACCACCACCCAGACGGTCGTTGAAACTCTGACCGATGGCACCGAGACTACCAAAAAGGTCATCACCGAAACCTACGACGACATCGTAGACGGCGCTCTGGTGACCATCGAGCGGGTCAAGACAATTGCAGCAGACGGCACTGAACAGGTGACCGAGACCATCAAAAAGTCCGCTGCGGACAGCTTCGACGGCCTTTGGAAGGAGCTGCAGGACAGAGCCGACACCGGCGTGCTGGGCACCTTTAACAGCCTGTACACTGCTGTCAAAAACAAGGACTGGAAGAGCATCGGCCTATGGGTGGCATCCACTATCTACAGCGGCCTGACCGCCAACCAGAAGCAGCAGATCTCCGACTTTGCCCTCGGCATGGTTGATAGTCTCAACAAAGCTCTGGGCGGTGTCCGCGATCAGCTGGTGCAGGGCGCAATCAGCCTTGGCGGACAAATCTGCAACGGCCTGACGCAGTGCTTCGGCGACGTTATCAATCAAACCTCGGCCCTGGGCAACACCCTGCTGAGCGTGTTCAAGGGCCTTAAGGTTCCTCTGAGCAATGCAGCTCTTGCCATCAGCCAGGGCCTGCAGGGCGGTCTGCTGAGCAGCATCCCCACGATTCTGACCGCAATGGGCGGACTGATCGCATCGGTGGGCGCAGCCTTTGAGGGACTGCTGACCGCAATTTCTACTGCTCTGAGCGCTACCGTCGTCGGCATCCCTGTCGCCGTGATCGTGGCGGGCGCAGCCGTTGCGCTGGGCGTCGCTATCGCCGCGATCTGCGCAAAGCTGGGCAAGTCCTATAACGGCGGCGGCTCTTCCAGTGGCGGCGGTTCCTCTGGCGGCGGCTCCGGCAGCATCGGCGGAGATATCGACGTCACTCCCGGCACCGGCAGTCTGGAAGATGCCATCAATGCCAACACCAAGGCGCTGGAAAAGACCAACTCTGCCCTTGCCGACATGATCCGGCAGGCGGGCAGTCTGGTGCTGTCCGACAACATGAAACTGGGCAGCACCGTAGCCGCATCCGGCACGGCGCAGGTGGCCGCTGCCGCCAACAACTACCACCGCGAGGGTGATACCAACATCACCCAGTACATCCAGAGTAAGGCCCAGACCGCCGCTGACCTCATGCGCGAAGCACGCTGGGAAGCCGACAAGGCCCGCAGACGATGAAAGGAGGAACACCGTGCTTTTTAAAGATCACCTGAAGATCGTGACCGACGCCGGTGCCGTCCTGCATCTCGGCTGGGACTACGACGCGCCCTACTTCATCGACCCGCTCAACGGCGTAGATGTAGAACTGAAAACCGCACAGGGCCGCAATCAGGTGGGCACCACTGTAGAAGATCAGATTGTCTCCGGCGTATCCCGCACCCTGAGTGTGGTGTTCTGGGGCGAGCACAAGCTGGAAAACGCAAACTTTTTCGCCCGCTGCCTGCCCTACTTCACAAAGGGCACCCTTTACTTCGGTGACCGGTATTTCACCCGTTTTGTGCTGCAGAAAACACCGTACTTTTCCAGCTACACCCCTGACCCGCGCTGCAGCCTGATGCTGTATAGCCCGAAGCCCTACTGGTACGACCTGACAGCCCAAAGCAGCGTGCTGGGCGGCTTCCGGGCTGCATTCAGCTTTCCGGTATGCTACGACAGCCACCATTACGGTATCCAGCAGGATGGATCTATGGCTGTGCTACGCAACAGCGGTAGCCTGCCGGTGCCCTTCACCGCCACGCTGAGCTGCACCATCACAGCAGTGGTCAATCCGCGCGTTGTGGATCTGAGCACCGGTGCATTCCTCGGCTTTGAGCTGACATTGCAGCCCAGCGACAAACTGGAGATCTACCGCAGCACGTCTGACCGGCTGGCTGTGGCGCTGACCCGCGAGGGCATCACTACAAATGTCTTTGCAAAGATCGACGAGGATAGCACACTCACCGAGCTGCAGCCCGGCGATAACATGCTGTCCCTGCAGGCCGACAGCGGAGCAGACTATCTGCAGGCGGCTGTAAGCTTTTATCCGATGGAGGCGGGCATCCTGCCCGAACCGCTATGAGACTGGACGTTCTGGAAGCTGACACCCTTGTCCGTGTGGGCTGGGTGGACGTGTGGGTGTCCCTCTACTGGGACAGCCCCTATTACTCCGAGGGCGGGTTCACCCTTGAGGTACGGCCCACCGATGAAAACCTGCAGCTTTTGCAGGAAGGCCGGTGGCTTGTGCGCAGTGACGAAGACCCCCGCATCCCGATGCGTATCTGTTCCCGCGCCAACCAGAA